GGCGTGGTTGGCCCGGCCAGCGGCGCCGATGTAGACGGTGCCGTCGCGACCGAGGGACATCTGGCACAGCGGCGCGGGCAGGTCCGCCCGGCCGATGTTGAACAGGAAGCGCAGGTAGGCGCGGATGCGGCGCGGTCCCCAGCCCACGGCGCTGGCGCCCGTGTGGTGGTTGAGCATGCCGACGGGGGTGAAGGGGCCGGGCCTGCCGTTGGTGCGCCAGCCGTCCACCTCCACGACCTTGAGGCCCGCGTCCCTGAGGATCTGGGGCAGGTTGTCCGGCAGTCTGGTGATCATCGGTTCCTCTTCTCGTCTGGTTCAGATGGAGGGTCTGGCAGGGGCGGCTGCTCCAGCCCGTTCAGCGCGATGTGGTACTGCAAGATCCCCACGCACCTCCACCAGTGTGCGCCCATGCGGCGCTCCTGGGCAAGCGCCTTCGTGCAGTCGTCGCTCCACCGCTCGATGTTCCTGAGCGCCTTGGACTCCCGCACTTCGGCACTGTCCTTGAGGCTCTTGTAGCCCTGCACACACGCCCCGAGAAAGGCGACGCCGCCTGCTCCGAAGATGAACGGGATCAGGTCGTTCACCGCGCTGCTGTCAGCCATAGTCAGTCCCCCTTGGTCGGCCCCCGGTTCGCCATGAAGCGGGCGCTCCTGGCGAGCATGAACTGGTCGACCCAGCGCATGATGAACATGAGCCCCACCGCGAACAGGATGAGCACGCTGGGGGCGGAGATGAGAGTCCACCCGGCGTCGCGCACGGTGAGGGCGCCGAACACCAGCATCGCGGTGCCCACCAGCGGCAGGCCCAGCAGTTCGCCCAGCCAGCGGTCGGTGACCTGCCCAGCAAGGCACAGCACCCCGCCCACAGCCATGCACAAGGACATGAGGCTGTAGTTCCACGGGAAGGGCGGGTCGCCCACGTAGATGACGGTCAGCCCAGCCCCGGTGAACATGCCGTAGGCAGCGGCTCGCATGATCTGCACGAACCTCTTGAGGCGGGGGTGGTGGGAGTAGGGCACGGCGACCACCTCAAGTCTTGATGATGAAGTTGACGGCGGTGTACGGGGGAACCGTGGGGACGGCGGTGGGGCTGCCCTGCCCGGCGCTGCCGGTGTCCCCGTAGAACGGCGGGACGTCGATGAAATGCTCGTGGTCCAGGTTGACGCCGTCGATGAACCCGCTGTAGTTGGGGTTCGTGGTGTTCTGGGCGAACATGATGCCGCCCGCGATCCCGGCCTGATACAGGTTGATGGACCCGCTGATGTTGTGGTTGTGGTTCTGGTTCCGGTTCATGCTGCCGGACCAGAAGCCGGGGTGGTCGTGGGTCATGCTGTGCACGTGGCTGGGGATGTTCGCCATCGTCAGCGTGTAGGACGCCGCCCCGGCCATGGTGCCCCGCGCCTTCGTGCCGCTGACGCCCACCGGGAAGCGGTCGCGCAGGTCCGGGATCCCGAACGTGGTGCTGCCGTCACCGGCGCCGTACGCCACACCGATCGCGGCGTAGAGCGCGGCGTAGGTGGTGCGGCTGATGGACGACCCGTTGCACAGCAGCCAGCCAGCCGGGACCACGTCCCCGGCGTACATGACCAGCGAGCCGGACGGCACCGCCTGCCCCGCATCGCCCTGGGAGGAGATCACGTACGGGTTCGTCGCGGAGCCCACACCTGTGACGCTGACGTTCGCGCCGGGCCGGATCACACACGAGCAGCGGTCGCCGCTGCACCCACTGCACCTAGCCATGGCTGGCCTCCTTCGTTGTCTTCATGGTACGTCCTTACTGGATGATGGCTTCGTAGGAGAACTGCGCCGTCATGAACTCGTCGCCGCTCATGGCCCCGCCCGGAGCGTTGTTGGCGGTCAGCCACGAGTTGTTCGTCATGTCCTTCCAGAACGTGACTGTGCCGTCCGGCACACCGTCTGCACCCATGCCCACCAGCAGCGCCGAACGCATGACGCCGGGGTTGTGGTAGATCCCGGTCCCCACGATGGTGTCCTTCGTGTACCACGCACGGGGGGTGAGCGGAAGGTTGAAGTAGATCGGAAGAGTGGCGTTGTAGTATCCCGCGTAAGAGCCCTTGAAGAACACGTGAACCGTGGGACCGTCCATGGAGAATCGGGCAGTGACGTTCGACCAGAGAATGGCATTGTTGGTGCCCACGGAGAAGTTCTGCCACTGCGTCCCGTTCACGTTCCGAAGCCTGCGGTCCATGTCGCGGAAGCGTGCCTCCACGCTCTTCATCCAGCCAGCGATGTCAGTCATGGCAGCACCAGCCCGCTCGCCGAATCCAACGTGATCGCCACCTTCTCGCCGCTGCTGTCCTGCGTCACCTTCACGCCGGTCAACTGGTGGGTGCTGGCCACCCTACGGCAGATGCCGGTCTCCACCTTGACGGGCATCAGGGTGCCAGCCACCAGTTCGTTGATGCCGAACGGGGCGTCGCACGACAGGACGCTGCCCTGCGGCAGATTGACCTTGAGCGGCGCGGGGTAGGTGCCCTCGCCGTAGGTCACGGCCATGGCCCGCAGGCTGGCCTCGTCGTAGCCGTCACTGGGCACCAGCAGGTCGTTCAGTCCATAGAACGCGTCTGCGGTGATCCCGGTGGTGTCCGAACTGGCGCCGAAGAAGCCGTCGTCGTTGACGAAGAAGATACGGATACCGACCTCCATCCCGTCCTCCTCGATCTCCACCTCGCCGCTCATGTGCTTAGCGGGCTCCAGCGCCTTCGTCATGCCCATCACGTAGGCGCTGTGCCACACCAGCAGGCGCCGCCCCACGAACGTGAACATGGCTCCAGCCTTGGCCACGTCCAGCCACTGGTCGTAATACATCCCACCCACGTTCTTCACGTCCCGGGTCATCAGGGGACCCGTGCCAGCGGCAAGCCGCTGGGCGTAGGGGATGACGTTGGGGTCGTGGTTGGTCAGGGTACCGAACGACTCGGCCACCAGTTCCCACGCCTGCTTCTCAGCGTAGTCCGGCGTGGACACGAACTTCCCAGAGGTCAGGCGCTTCTTGCTCCAGGCCAGCGGGTCCTGTGCGGTGATGGACACCCCGCCCCGGCGCCACTTGATGTTCGTGATCGGCCCTTCCCACACCGGCTCGCCATCGCGGAACATCTTCAGTTCGTGGCCCCACGTGCCCAACTTCCCGAAGATGGAGCAGCAGTCCCCATGGCTGCCGGTGTTCACGTCCACGGTGGCGTCGCTCACCTCGTTCAGCAGCCGGTTCCACTCCAGGGACTTCGGGGTCTCAATCTCTGCGATCGGCGTGGTGCCGCCCGCCTTGTAGATCCAGGCCGAGTTGACCCCGCTGCCCAGCACGCCCATCAGGCTCGCCTCACAAGATCGACGGACCATGTGACGGTGCCCTGTGCAGTGCCGTTGCCCAGCCCGGACAGGTTGCTGGGCGTGGCGGTGTAGACGTTGGGGGTGTCCACGGCCACGTAGTAGGCCCGCCCGCAGCCGATCCAGTCGTTCTGGAAGGGGCCGCCGTAGTTGCCCCGGAGGTTCTTGCTGGCGTCGGCGTAGATCGGGTCGCCGAAGGCGTCCACCCCGCACAGCACGTACGCGTCGTCGCCGGGGCCGTCTATGTAGAGGGTCTGGTTCGGGGCGAGGTACTCCACCGTGAACTCCTGCACGAACGAGCACTCGTCAACCTTCGGCACCACCGGGCTGAACGCCGGGTCAGCGTCCTCCCACATGCGCACCCGGATGCCGAACTTCGGGGTGGCATCGTTGACGAACGTCCAGGACAACTTCCCGACCCCCACGGGCGACAGCGAAGCGGGGATCTCAAAGGCCACCCGCGTCCGGTTCGTGCCAGCGAGGTTCATGATGCTGGGGTCCGCCAGGACCGGCGCCTGCGGGGGCAGCACGATGCCCGGCCCGAGCGTGTTGTCAGCGCACGTCAGAGCCGTCGCTGCGGGCCGTGCGCAGGCCGTGCTGTTGACAGGTGCGCTGGTGGGCGCACCGACGTTCACCCCGTCCTCACGGTAGCCGATGGAGGAGCCGGCGACGTCCGTGAGGATGGGCACCGGGTCGTGCCACATGAACGGGTCGGTGGCCACCCACGTCCACTCCACGCGGGCCACGCTGCTGCCAGTGGTGTCGTCCCCCAGCGTCAGCCACTCCAGCACCCTCGGCCCCTCCACCGTGACCACGTTGTGGAACGTGCGGCGGTACGGCTTGATGCACTCCTCCAGGGTGAGGAGCGGGCGGTGCTCGACGGTGAGCGAGTGCACCGTGAGCGGGCGTCCGTTGTTGCCCTGCCCCTCCGGGGATACGGTGGTCAGCACGGGCCGCCAGTCGTCCGGGAAGCCGGGGGTCTCCACGCCTGTGATCACGATGTCCGTGGGCACGTCCGTCACGAAGATGTGCTCGCCCTCGAGGAAGATCACACCGTCCGTGGTGCTGGCGCTGGCCCACGCTTCCACCACTGCACCCGTAGGGCTGCTGACCGTCCAGGTCACCTTGAACGGGTCGCACACGCCCGGGATGGTGGGGCCGTACAGATCGCTGTCACCCGCGTTCGGCTTGAAGATGAAGTCGTTGCCGATGGGGGTGGCGGTGCTGTCGCTGTTGTGGGCGGTGCCAGCCCATGCGTAGTCCATCTGGTTGTCCGGCACCACCTGGACGTCGCGGTAGTAGATCGGCGTGGAGACCGTGCTGGTGTTCGTGAAGGCGAGGTCCGTGAACCGGAACGTGCCGTCCAGCGCGGGTCGCGCGATGGAGAACACCCGCTTCATCTCCAGCGGTGCCAGCGTGTAGGACCGCGTACCGGCGTCAGCCCAGTCCACGGTCACGTCCCGGCTCTTCAGTTGATTCGGGTTGTAGACCAGCCACGACGCCACGTAGCGGCGCCGCGACGTGAGGTTGGCCAGCGGGATGTTGAGCCGAGCCGAGCCGGTGGCCCCGTCCGCGGTACTGGCCGGGTTCAGGCGCTGCCACAGCACCCCGTCCACAGTTTCGTTCGGGCTGATGGAGCCAGTGAGGGCGGTGGCGGTGATGCCCGCTGCGAGGTTGGTGGTGGCTGCGTCCTGTGTGGAGCCGTCCCAGTAGTCGCCCGGCTCCGTGCCGAAGCCGTGGCTCACCTGGAGGTTCGCGATGTACATGTAGTTCGGGCCAGCACCCATGTCCTCACCGACAAGGGATGTGAAGCCGAACATGAGCCCGGTGCCAGCCGTGGTGAACGTGTGCTTCACATGCTGCCAGGAGCCCTTCGTGCGGAGCTCCATCCCCTTGCTGTTGTACAGCCCGTCGGCCTCGAAGTTCGCACTGTTCGCCGTCATGTAGACGTCGCACTCGATCGTGTAGACCAGCCCCGGCAGCACCCCGTCAATCCCGGTGTAGACAGCGTGTGCGATCGTGCCGGGGTCAAGTGCCGCCTTCCACGTGACCCGGAGGCTGCGGGGGTTGTCCGCCCCGCCCATCGGGTTGGGGCTGGCGAAGTTGACGACCTCCACGGTCTGCGCCGGGGTGAACACCCCGAATGCGCTGTGGCCCGCCCAGCCTTCGGTGGACGTGGTCAGGGTGCCCTGATTGTTGGCCGACGCGGATGCGCTGGGGATGCGCCGGATGGACCAGCCGTCCACCCAGATCAGCATGCCCGCAGCCTTGGCCCCGTCGGCCGCCTTCGTGTCAACACCGATGAAGGGGGAGGAGCCCGCAGCCTGAGTGTCCCGGTAGGTAAGGCGAACCCACCTGTCCTTCACAGCCGTGTACGGACCGCCCGTCCCGAAGATGTTGCAGATGCGGACTTCCAGGGTGGTGGCTGCGGGCACGTACACCCACGCGCTGATCTCGTAGTCGCCCGCCTCCGGGATAGACCACGCCGCACAGATGTTCGTCTTCTGGTTGAGGGCCAGCGCCGGGGTCGTCAGGCGGAAGGCGTTCGGGCCGAACAGCGCCGTGGGCGGTGCAGCAGCGGCCACCGTGCCGGTGACGTACGCACCGAACGCGGTGTTCGAGGACCAGTTGGAGATGGAGCCCTCGGCGCTGGGCTGCTCCACGTAGTTCGTCACCGGGGCCGCCACAGCCTTGATCGCCGTGGTCTGGAAGTCGTCCGGCGCGTCGTAGCGCGTGGTCTCCATGGCGGTGTCGGGGTCGGTGAGACCCACGCACGCCACCGGGCAGGTCGTGAACAGGTGCAGCGTGTCCCCGGCGCAGTCGCTGCCCTCACTGCACGGAGGGTGCAGGGCCGCACTGAGCCACTCGAGGCCCAGAGACGCCGCCTCAGGCGTCCGGGCGACCACGTCGGCGGTAACGGCCATGACCCGGCTGTTGGCCCGTCGAGTCCCCACCTGCCCGCCGTCGCCGATCTTCTCCTCCACCTCCACGGTGGTGGTGCTGCCCTCCAGGCCCGTCACTTCCTTGATCATCACCCCGGCGAAGTCGGGGGCGTCGAAGTCGGGGCCAGCCACCCACGGAACGTTGTCCAGTTCGGGGGTGCGGTACTCGTCCACCCCGTCAGTGGCGTACGGCAGGTCGCCGCAGTCGTCACAGTCGCCGATGAACGTGCCCACGGGCTTCAGCCCGTTCTTCACGTACTGAGCGACCCGCACGTTGTTCGCGACCTCAGTGCTGCCGTACTTGAACCAGTGGTGATACATCAGACCCTCCCTGCCAGTCTGTTCATGACCGCCATGGCCGCCGCCTCCGGGTCGCCCGTGGGCAACTTGACTTCAAGGTTGATGGGCCGCTGGTCGCCCTGCGACATCCGCTCGCTCTGCTGTGCAGGGTACACGCGGGATCCGCCCGGCAGGCGCACCAACTCCGGCCCGCCTTCACCGACCCGCGCCCAGCCGTCAGCAGACGACAGCGTGCCGCGTGCGTTGTTGTTGCCGCTGTTGGTGTGCACCGACGCGGAACGCGGCCTACCGCACACCCGGCAGGGGCCGCCGTTGGCGCCCTTCTTCGGCTCGTACTTGTGCTTCCCGCCACCGCCGTCGCCACCGCCGCCACCCGGTGCAGGAGGGGCGGGCAGGCTGATGCCCGCCAGCGCGGCGCTGAACGACTGCGCCAGCGTCTGCCCCAGCACGGCCATCTGAGCACCGAGGGCGCCCTGCTGTGCGGCCAGTTCGTCCACGATGCCCTGCGCCACGTTCACCCCGGCCCCGTAGAGGTACTGCGCAGCCACCGCTCCAGCGTTCTCAGCCTGAGTGTTGATCGCGCCCTGGAGGCTGTTGATGGTGGCCACACCGGCAGCGCCCTCGGCGAGCAGCGCCTGCGCAGCGGCCAGCGATTCGGTACCGGCGTCGGCGATCTGGGCGTAGGACGTGGCGTTCAGGCCGAGGTCCCGCAGCCCGGCGAGCACCTTGGCCATCGCCTCGGCGTCAGCCAACTGCTTCTGGAGGTTGGCCACCATGTCCGTGAACTTGACGGGGATGCGCGGGTCGCTGGACGGGCCGAACACCGACTCAATCAGGTTGTCGCCAACCTTCTTGGCGTAGGAGTTGAGTTCGTCCATCTTGGACTTCAGGTCGCTGGTGGCGGTGTCCAGCGCCTCGCCGACCGCGTCGTACTGCACCTTCAGGCCGTCCCACTGCGCAGCCATGGCCATGATCGCGCCGCGCTGGGCGTTCACCGCAGCGGTCAGCAGGGCGTTGTCCGCCTTGGACTTCTTCTCCAGCGCCTTCGTGTCCTGGTTGTAGGACTTCTCCATGGCGCGGTTGTTCTTGTCGGTCTGGTCCTTCAGGTTGGCCAACTTCCGGGCCAACTTCTTCTCTTCCTTCTTGCCGTCGTACTTCTGCTCCAGGCGCTTCTTCTCCTGGTCGTACGCCTTGTCAGCCTGTCGCTTCTGCTGGTCGTAGGCCCGGTCCCGCAGCGCCTGCCCGTCCTTCAACTGCGCTTCCACCGCAGCAGTGGCGGCAGCAGCCGCGTCCTCGAACGAGGCAGTCATGCCCTGCACAGCCGGGCCGACCTCGGAGTCCTCGAACTGGCGGGCGATGAGGGCGGTGGCGTTGGTCACCGCGTCCACCACGCCGGGGATGCCAGCGGTCAGCCCACGGGCCAGCAGGTCCATCAGGCGCTTGCCAGCGCCTCCGTTGTTCCAGGAGGTCAGCGGCCCCCACTTGATGGGCGAGCCGGGCAGCAGCCCCTTGATCTTGCTGAGCCCGTTCTGCACGGCCTGCACCGCGTCGCCGATGCGGTCGCTGATGCCCGCCACCAGCCCGCCGATGAGGGCGGAGCCAGCGGACTTCATGGCGCTGATGCCGCCCGTGATGACAGCAGCCGCCTTGCCCGGCAGCGACTTGACCGCGTTGACCGCGTTGGTGACCCCGGTGGTCACGGCACCCTTGATCGCATTCCAGGCGTTGGTGACGATGCCCTTCAGCGCGTTCCACCCACTGCTGAAGATGCCCTTGATGGTGGCCATGGCCCCGCTGATGATGCCCCGCAGCGCGCCGAAGTTGCCGGTGACGATGCCCTTGATGACCGCCAACTGCACGCTGAAGATCGTCTTGATAACGCTCCACGCGGCGGACACCACAGCACGGGCCGCATTGAAGGCGATCCGGAAGGGAGCGAGGATAACCTGAGTGATCTTGCCGAGCACGTTGCCCAGCGTGGACACGCCCTTCGTGAACAGCCCCTTGAGCGCGTTCCATCCGCCCTTGGCCAGCCCGGTCAGCATGGTGAAGCCGCGCCGGAAGACAGACAACACTCCCACGTTCAGCCAGACCTTGATGATGCCCGCCACCGCGTTCAGCACACCGCTGACGATGTTCTTGACGCCCTGCCATGCCCGGCTCCAGTCCCCGGACAGCACCCCGCTGATGACCTGCACCACGCCGGTGATGACGGACACCAGCCCGCTGATCACCTGGATCGCGCCCTTGACCGCACCCACCACGGCCCCGGCGAACACCTTGAGGACGATGACGCCGACCTTCTCGATGACGGGCCACAGCACCATGAACGCCGGTATCAACTGGCCCTGGATCATGGCGATGATGGGGCCAGCGGCAGACACCACCGCGTTCCTGATCTCATTGAAGGCGCCCACCACCACGGCGCGGGCCTCAGCGCTCTTGGCCAGCAGCAGCCCCACACCGATGGCAATCGCGGCGAACACCGCGATGGGCGCCACAGCAGCAGCGCCCAGCCCGGCGAACACACCCGCGATGGTGCCCACCGCCGTGATGAGCGAGCCGACCACGACCAGCACCGGCCCGATCGCGGCAGCGATGCCCGCCACCACCAGCACCACCTTCTGGGCGGTGGGGGACAGGTTGGCGAAGCGGTCCGCGAGGTCGGCGATGACGTCCGCCGCCTTGCTGACCATCGGGATCAGCGCCTGCCCGAACACCAGCGCGGCGGTCTCCAGGCTGCCCTTCATCTTCTCAATGGCGCCCTTGACGCCCTTCATCCTCGCCTCGGCCAGCCGCTGCGCAGCGGTCTGGTCCATGCTGGCCTTCGTGAAGTCCCGCATGCCCTTGGCACCAGTGTTGATCAGCGCGTTCACGGCCTGCATCACCGACGCGTCGTTGCCGAAGATCGCACTCAACTTCGCCTGCCGTGCAGCAGCAGGCATGCCCTTGAACGTCTCCTGCAACTGGCCAGCGATCGTGTCAATGGACTCGAACTCGCCGTTGCCCTTCACGAAGTCCAGGCCCAGCGCCTCCATCGCGGCCGAGGCCTTCTTCGTAGCGGGCTGCAACCTGCGCAGCACCCCGGCCAGCGACGTGCCCGCGATGCCGCCCTCGAGGCCGTTCTGAGCCAGCGCGGCGAGGGCTCCGGTGGTTTCCTGGATGGTCAGGCCCGTGCCGCTGGCAGCGCCGCCCACCAACTTCAGCGCCTGGGACAGCGTGGCGACGCTGGCCTTGGACGCGTTGGACGCCCCAGCCAGTGCGTTCACAACCTGCCCGGCCTCCTCGGCCTTCAGGCTGAACGGCGCCATGGCGCTGGTGACGATGCCCGCCGCGTCGGCCAGCGCCAGCCCCTCGGTCGCCGCGAGGTTCAGCACCTCCGGCACGGTGGCCATGATCTGGGACTGCGTCTGCCCAGCCTTGCCGAGTTCCACCATGGCGTCCGCTGCCTCGTTGGCGCTGAACACCGTGTCGGAACCCAACTGGATCGCCTGCTTGCCCAGCGCGTCCATTCCGGCCTTGCCCATGCCGGTCGCCGCCTGGAGCACGTTCATGCTCTGCTCGAACTCACCAGCGGTCTTCACCGCTGCCACGCCTGCACCCACCAGCGGGGCGGTGATGCCCAACGTCATCTTCTGGCCGACGTTGGTCATGCCCTTGCCCAGATTCTTCATGGACCGGGACGCGCTGTTCAGGCCAGCATTGACACCCTTCTCCACATCGCTGCGGAAGTGGCTGGTATCGGCGCCGACTTCAACGACTGCCTCGCCGAGTGTGGCCACGGGTGCACCTCCTCTGAACTGCTGGGGGTGTCCCGGCCCATGCGCCAGTCAGACGAGGAGGGGCAGCGGCGTCGCGGCGTGCCCTGTGTTGGCGCCATGGTACTACGTGGGCGGCGCCTGCCCCTGCCGCATGGCTGCCATGGCAGCGTCGGACTGACCGACCTGCGCAGCCAGCGCGGCGAACGCGGCGGTCTCAGCCTCCGGCGACCACGGGCTGCCGGGTGCAGCAGCCTTGCCCCGAGGCGGGCGCCACAGGGCACGGTCGAACTTACTGATCTGTTCCTGCTCGGTGGCGTTCCGGATGGCCCACCAGTAGACCCGGTTGAGGAACCGGTCGGCTGGCAGCACCAGCGGGTCCGTGACGCTTTCGCCGTCGAAACTGGCCCACTCCCTGCGGGCCAGCCCGAACAGCCGCTGCGTCACGTAGTAGGGCGGCCCGCCACCTTGGAGGACAGCGCCTCCACGACGTTGGACAGCGTGTCCACGTCCAGGTCGTCCTTCGGGTCCTTCAGGCGGGCCAGGATGCGGTCGTTGTCCTCCTTGGACATGCCCTGCCCCAGCCAGTCGAACGTGGCCTTGGTCATCGCGATGCCGCCGTTGCCGTCGCCGTTCTCCAGCACCGGCATGAGCATGACCGCCGACTTCGGCGGGTCGAACGAGTAGACGTGGTCGTCCACGCCGCGCTTCTCCGGCTTGCCGGGGTCTTCGCCCTTGGCCTCCACCGCCGCACGGAGCAGGGCGTTGGCCCCGCCCAGCGTGAAGGTGATCGGCTCAGAGCGGCGCACGGCCACGTCGAACTCAAGGTCTGCCATAGCGGTTCCTTCCAGAGGAGGGTGGGGTACGGGCTCAGGCTACACCCGGAAGCCGAAAGAAACTTCCCGCAAGGGGTTGCGCGGTGCAGTAGCAAGATGTTTCACTTCTCTCACACCAACCACATCGGAACCGGGAGCACACCATGTCTGTTCACTTCGACGCCTACACCACCGGCCAGCCCAGCGTGACCAACGAGTACCACCAGCAGGTGGAGGCCACCACGATCTCCCTGAAGGAGGTCAGCAAGGCTGGCGGCCACATCAGCCGGGTCCGGCTGCTGGGCGAGGCGGGCTACCGCGACATCTCCTACATCCACGCCACGCTGCCCGGTGGCCGCATCGTCCGGGTGGACACCACCAACTGCCCCACCGTGTTCCTCATCCCGGCGAACCGAGTGAAGGCCACCTTCATCGAGTGGGCCAAGGCCGAGGGCGTGTTCGCCAAGGGGCTGGGCCTGCTGGACGAGGGCAACTGGTCAGTCCTCAGGTGAAGTCGCCGGTCGTCAGCGACCGCAGCGCGTCAGTCAGGTACGGGGTGCCCTTCACACCCCGTACCTGCTTCGCGAATACGAACGTGCTGCTGCCCGCTGGCTGGAACCGCAGCACCTTGGCCCGGCGCGGGCGAATGATGGCAGCGGTGCCCTCGTGCTGGAAGATCGAGTAGGGGAGGTTGGACCCCACCTCGTACCAGACGCCCATGCGACCCGCCCGCATGCGGCGAGCGACGATGCTGTTCCGGAGGGCTCCCGTGTCCACCAGCCCCGCAGCGGTGATGTTCACCTTCGCCCGGTCGCGCACCTTGCCAGCAGCACGCCACACCGCCTGAGGCACGGTCTGGACCTCGGTGATGCGCCTGAACTCCGCCTCGTTCCAGATGATGCGAACGCTGGCCCCGCCCGGCATGTCAGCCCCCGGCGCAGAGGCACGGGTCAATGGCGAGGTAGGCGCCCCACTCGCCGCCACCGCAGCCACCCTCCACGCCCTGCGGGATCCAGCGGTCCAACTTCATGGAGTAGATGCCCGGCACGCTGGGCACGTCGCACACCAGCACGTCCAGCAGCGTGGCGGAATCCTCGTACATCAGCACGGCGTCGTTCGTCACCTGCGCTGCTGTGGGGGCCGAGCCGTCGTCGTCCACCGTGGCCGCGCACCGGAGGATGCCCAGCCCCACGTGGAGCGCCAGCATCTGGATCTTGCACTGCGGGCCAGCGGCGCCGCGCTGGCTGGCGTCGATCTGCGGGAAGGGGCTGTTCTGCCCACCGGTCGGGTAGATCTCAATGACGCGGAGGTACAACTGCCCTTCGCAGCAGTCGTCCCAGGCGGGCAGGTTGCCGGGCGTCAGTTCCACCCGACCCGGCTTGCGCCCGGCGTCGTTCAGGGCGCTGGCAGCAGCGGACAGGATGCCGGTCATCACGGGCTCGATGTTCATGGCTCACCTGTTCCTGATGAGGAAGGTCTGGGTGCGGTCGTCCGTGCGCCCGCCCACGGTGGTGATGCGGACGGCGATGTTGTACGCCTGCCCCAGCACGCCACCGCCCACCCACACCGTGACGCGGGTGGGGTCGGCGCTGCTGCTGGCCACCGTGATGCCGGGGTCGGCGGTCACGGTGTGGTCCACGATCGTGTCGCCGGGGTCCAGCCACAGACCCCAGTCCCAGACGTAGTCCAGAACCGCATCCGGGTCCTTCGTGTGAGTGGTCATATCTCTACGCTCCGGTCTTCTGCGGGGATGCGGTTGCGGGGTGCGGGCTGGTAGACGACCACCCGGTCCTCGGCTGCGAACCGAGTCCAGCGGTCCTCCTTGGCGAACAGGTTACTCCGAGGCACGGACTTGATCACGTAGCGCCGCTCGGGCGGGGTCACCGGCACGAACACGACGGTCAGCCCGGTGTCT